ACGGAGTAAGAGTAGCTGTACCAAGTTCGATATTTGACGAATCGTATTTAGTCGCAAGAAACTTGTCCGTTTCTTCTGATGAGTAGGCTTCGTTTGCGTCGTAATAATAATCGTCAAGGTATTTAATGCTCGGATAATTAGCGCTGCTATCAGTAATGTCCGTTTTGGAGTTCACTTTGTTTAAATTGTCTTCTTTACTTTTGAGAGCATTACCGACATCCGTTGCGTTTGCCTTGCCTGTAAGGGCTTTCTCTGCCGTCTGCATTCGTGCCGATAACTGACCGACCGTGCTTTTGTCAGCTTTATTAGACACAGACGAATCAATCCCGTCAAGCCTTGCTCCAAGTGAATTAGAATCACCTCTTGCCGTGGTTATTTCGGTTTCAAGTGCAATCGCTCCGTCTGTTGCCCGTTCAATTCCCTCATCCATATGGTTGAGGTTATCGGCAGTCAGCGGAGTTGCTGTTGAGGGAGTGTTTTCCCAGTTCATTCGTGTGTATTTGTTCAATTTTTATTCTCCTTTCGCTGTGATTTTGTCTGTGAGTGCCTGTATGCCTGTAAGCTCTCTCGATAACACATATGATGTCACGGTTGTGGTTTGTGGAGTGCCGTCAGCGTTATAGGCATAGTTGCCGTCAGCGTCGGTTACATAGTATTGGATTTGCACCATATCGCCCGGCTCAACCCACAATCTGCCGTCAAGGGTTGCCTCGATAGGCTTATAAATTTTATGGTGTATTCGCTTGCCGGTACCGCCTGAAAACAAATTTTCAAACTTATGTGTCCACGCACCGCCTGCGTTATCGTTTTCCTGCCATACAAGAATGTTATCTGTCATATCATAGGTTTTACCGCTTAAAAACTTGTAGCTACGCACCTTTGCGGTTCGTGTAGCACCTCCGATTGCAAAGTCAACAGTCCCGTATGTACCGCTTGATTTTTCGTCAGCGTTGAATGCCTCGTAAAAGTCATATTTTTCTGCTTTTGTTTTATCGGTTTCAAGTTTGACAAAAACAATGTTACCGCCTTTTCGGTTATCGGGTTTAACAAAAGCAAACACACCGAGCATTTCCGCTGTATAATTAAGCAATTGACCGTAATTAACCTTTTCGGAATCATCAAGCCATACTTTGTTAAAAATTTTCATATTCTTAACAGTCAGATTCTCAACCTTGTTGATAACCTCGTTAAGTAAACGGTCGGATAAAAAATGGGCATCAGGTTGACCGCATAGGTTAATAAATTTTTCAGAAACCATTGCCAACAGTTCATAGACCGAAGTATTGTTAGAATTGTTATTCCAGCGCCTTTGCAGAGCGTTTGTACAGTCGGTTTCATAAAGCTGTGAAATCACATCATAGGCGGTTATGCTGATTTTGTTCTGATCCGTTTTATTGACCTCGGCTTTGTCAATCATACCGTTAAAAATGCACCACGACTTTGTTGTCACGGCTTCGCCCGGATAGAGCGTGTCGCTCGGATATAATGAACTGCTCGGTAGTATCGGAGAGCCTGACGGAAAAGTTTGTGTCAGCTTAACTAAAATCCAACAACCGACAAGTTTTGAAACATCAAAGGTTCTGTCAACGGTGTTCAGCAATCCGATTTTAAATTCGGAAGCAATGCAACCGCCGAACTTTAACTTGTTTTCGTCACAAATCGACTGTTTAAGGCTCATACTTTCGCTTTCAATGTTGGTTTCGGTGATGACATCAAACTTGCTGTCAGATGAAAAGATTTCGAGCTTGTTTGAAATCAGCTCGTTAATAATTTTCTGCTTATGCGTACTTGAAACGGATAGCAATCTGTCACCCCCTTAATACTCAATAAAAGTGAAAGTCACGGCATTGTATATGATGTTGTTTTTGGTGATTTTCTTGACCTGATAGGTGATATCGGGCATATAGGCGGTCATTGTGCGATATGCAAGAAGTTCATCGTCCCAATACTCGACATGGATTTTACGCTGTTGAGAGTTATCCCACGAACTATTCAAAGCACTTCTAATCGACTGCATTTGTGCAAGGGTGAGTTCATCAACGGTTGTAAACTCAATTTTCGACTTGTAATTTGGCGAAGTTGTTCGGTGCAGAAGGTTGTTGCTGTCACGGTATGCCTTAATTTCGGTTCTTTGGAGTGGAGTGCCGTTGTAGTTATCCTTTGCAATAAGCTCGTGCGGAAACAGCTTACCGCTCTTAGGAAACCTTATTAAGTAACCTTTGAAATTTGCCATGTCATCATCTCCTAACCTAACGCACCGACACCGTGACGCTTTTTGACTGCGTTGTTGCGTTTTACAATGTTGTTAAAAATCACTTCACCGTCAAGATTTACAGTAAGGTTAATGTCACCGCTGTCACCTGTTGAGCCTATCTCTGCCATAGCCTCAATAAGTGCCTGTTTGATAGTTGAAATCGGCGAAACGACCTCAGCCTCACGCTTGTTATCACCGAGAACAGCCAAGAACTCGCCGTAATTTGCCGGAACAACCGTACCTGTGGCAAGTCGGGGAACTGTAATGTTAGGCAGTCCGACATTGCCGTTTACACTTCCTAACGCTTCATAAGCAATCTTTGCCGCTGTACTCATTCCGCCTGAAATAGCACTGCCGAGGCTGTTGAACGGATCTATAAAATTGTTTAAGAAGTTTTGAACAACACCTAAAAATCCGTTCATAGGCTTTTTTACAGCACTCTTGATACCCTCAAAAGCATTTGAGAAAACGCTTGAAATCGGATTGATATGTGTTGAAATAAAGCTAAGCAGTCTTGCAAGCGGATTTTTCAAGGCATATATTCTGTCACGAATGCCGTTTGCAAGACCTTGAACCGTGTAACCGCCTCTTTCATACATTTCTGTTGACGGGGAATGAATTCCCATCGTGGTATCATATTCTGAAAGCACAATAGAAGCAAGACCGTTACTGTTTTTGACAAGCGCACCTTTGTATGCGTCTGTACCCTCAACAAGACCGAGAACCGTGTTTTTACCTGTATCTTTTGCAGCTTTTTGCAAATTGTTCAAAGATTTCCACTGCGAATTTTGAACATCCGTTGTACTGATAAGACCTGCATTGTAAGCCATAAGAACAGCGGCGGCGTCTGAATAGTTGCCATTAACAACCTTTTGTACATCTGCAAGGTCATCACCCGTCATAGTCAGTTTGTTCATAGCGGCAGCAGCTTTATTTACCGAACTTGTTGCACCGTCAAGAGATTTTGTTTTGCTCTGAATATTCTCAAAGTATTCAATGCCCTCTTTCCATAAAGCGTCGTTTTTAGCACCGCCACCAAAATAGTAATTTTCAAGATCCTGCATACTTTTGCCGTTTTTCTCAAGCCACTTTTTCAGTTTTTTCTGTTCGTTTTCAAGGTCTTTTTTCTTCTTGTTATAATCTGATTTTGCACTGCTGTATTTCTTTGACGCAAGAATTCGTTCTTTGCTATTTTCAGAAGATAATTCAGCTAATGCGGCACTATTTGCAAGTTGTTGATATTTATCAATTGTACTGTCAATAACCTTTTGCACCTCGGCTAAATCACCATTTAAGTGTACTTTGCCGTCAGCACTGACAGTAACATACTGATTCCACACATCGCTGAAACCGTCAACATTGTTTTTAAAATATGTAACAATGGTTTCAAGCTGTGCCTGCTCTTCTGGACTAAGCGTAGCTTTTTGTAACAGTTCATCAAGTTTCTGTTGGTAACTGTCAACAAGTGTATTGTCTGCATACAAGCTGTCCATTCGTTCAAGAGTGTCTGACAAATTATCCTCAATACCTTGTGTTGTTTCGTCAAGCCTTAATTTTATACCGTCAATTTCATCAGCAAATTTTTTAGCTTCGGAATTACTCCAAACAAGCTGATTATATACAGTAACTGCAGTCACAAGTCCGGTGATGGCACCGGCAACGGCTAAGATTGGATTTGCAGAAACAGTTGTCAAAAATAACTTTATAGCATTTTTGACTTTGTCAATTCCGCTTGCAATCGCTTGTCCTGCCTTGAAAACAACAACAGCTGTACCGACTGCAGTAATGCCGCCTGCGATAGCGTACAAAGTTTTGTCACTAATAGATTTAACTATTTCGCTTAACAGTTTCAACGCTCCTGCAAGGGCTTCTACAAGTTTCGGAACTGCTTCTTCAATTGTCCATTTTGCAAGTGGGAGAAGAATATTCTTGTATGCCTGTTTCAGCTTATCTCCGCAGGCTTTGAGCAAATCCCTGAACGCCTGTCCGAGGTCGGCAACAGCTGATACAAGCGGTGACAAATCAAGACTTTCAAGCCATTCAAGGCGAATCTCTGACATATCGCTCAAAAAGCCTGTGATATCTTCAACAATGCCAAGGATTGCTTCCCAAATCTTTTTGCCCGATTCATTTTTGTCCCAAGCCTGTTTGATTTTAGTCCTCAGAGTTTTGGTGTAGTTGTTGCAGTTTTTGATAATATTCAGAATATTAGTCCAAATTCTTTCACCGGTGCCGTTATTCCAAACCTTGCGGAAATCCTCTGCAATCGTGTTTACAAGTTCAAGCAAGCTGTTCCATTTGTCGATAATGGATTGCACAACCTCGTCACCAAGTCCTGCCTTATTCCAAGCCTTTGTAAACGCTCCTGAAATATCACCGATGATATCAAAAACATTTTTCAAAAGCTGTTTGATGTTTCCGATAATCTTTTCGCCTGTGCCGTTTTTCCACACTCTCTTCCACGATTCGCCGATTGAAACAAAAGCATTTTTCAGATTATTCAAGGCTCTTTTAATGCTGTCAAAAACCTTGTTTGTACGCTTTTCAATCGCTGTTGCGGCAGTATCAAGTGCGTTAACTGCGGCTTTAGAGGATTTCTTTGTGGGGCTGTTTACTGCTGTGCTGTCATCTGATGAACTGTTTTCAAGGCTCATCACATTGAGCCTGTCAAATCCTTGAAGATTGTCTTTAATTTCCTTTGTCTTTTTCGATGTTGTGGCAAGTGCAGAGTTTGCACTCTTTGTTTCATCGGTGAGGTCTGTCATTTCAGAGCTTGCGGAATTTGCGGAATTGTCGGTTGCAGATGAATATCCGAAAACCTGTTCCGTAAAGCTTTTGAATTTTTCCGTTGCAATATCTAATTTTTCGATAAAGGAATTAAAATTTTTCAACAGCGGAGAAAACACATTGATAAGACCTTGACCGAGTGTAGCTTTCAGGCTGTCAAGTCGGAGCTGTAAAATTCTTGTCTGATTCGCCCAACTGTCCTGCGTTCGGGCAAAGTCACCCGTCGCATTGGCGAGCTGGTCTTGAACAAACTTGTAACGCAATGTTACTTTTTCGGCTTCGGTCATTTTAGCTGTGGTCTTACCGTAACCGTTTGCAAGGGCATAGCTGTCAAGCGCAGTCTGTGTCATTACGATGCCTAAATCTTTTAAAGTTTCGGTTTCGCCCGAAAATACTGATTTAAGTTTTGTATAGGCTTCGTCCTGTCTGATGTTGTAGAATGAAGCAACATCGCCTGCAAGTCCTGTCAGCGTGGTTGACATATCATAGGCTTCTTTCTCTGTAAAACCGAAAGCCTCAGCCATTGAGCCGAAAGTACCGACATACCGCTTTGCCATTGTTTCGGACAAACCAAAAGAATTAGCTGCACTTTTTGCCCACTTGTCAACCTGTTTGGTCATTGCCGGAAAAGTAACATCAACAACATTCTGCACCTCCGCAAGGTCAGAACCAAGCTCAATGCACTCTTTGCCGAAATTTGTAATTGCATAAGTGCTGAAAGCAACAGCGGCAGTCTTTGCAAAGGTCTTAAGCTGATTTTTTACCTTTTCGATTGATTTGGTAACAGTAGTATTAACCTGTGCCAAACCGCCGTTAAAACCCGATGTATCAAGTTTCGTGTCAAAATTCAGATAACCGTCAACCGCCAAATTTTCACATCCTTTCATTTAAAAATGGGCATAAAAACAGCGCACACCGTTATGATGTACGCTAATAAAATTTTGCAAAAGAACAGCCACCCCTGTTTGGAGTGGCTTTTTCGTTTTATTCAATCATTGATTTCAGCTCATCCATATGCTCTGTAACACTTGCGACTTTATCAGTGCCAAGAGAATATTTAGCCAAATCTATCTCACCGTTAATCCAACGGTCATTATCAGTTGTCGGAAGATTTTCATTTTTCAGAATATAATCGCCGAGGTCATTTTCAATCTCATCGAGCTTTGCTTCTGCTTCTTCGGCAGTAAGTGTTCCGTCAACATAACTCTGCATATATTGAATGGCTTTTTTGGCTGAATTGATTGCAACATTACTGTACTTAGCCACCTCAGTTGTTACCATTTCGGAAGTTTCAGCCTTTATATCGGTGTTTGAACTGCTTTCCGCTGTTGTACCGCAGCCAACAAGCGATACTGCAAAAACTGCGGTTAATGCTAACGCTATGAGTTTTTTCATCATTCATCCTCCTAAATGTTAAAACAATATAGTTTTTATTCAATCATACACTAACATTTAGAGAATGTCAACAATATGTGATACGATACTACACTACACAAGCGAATTTATGAAGTCAAGTTCCTCTTTATCTTCTGCTGTGAGTTTGGGCTTTAGGTCGATAAGTTCTTTATGTTCATTGTAGAAATCCCGTTCGGTTTTGTCGAGCTTCTTATGCTTTGCCTTTTTGGTGCGTATTGAAATCACCTGTGTAAACAAGCCGTCGCCCACTTCATTGAACAAGCCGAGAAAAGTCCACCAGTGCATATAATCGACTGTGCGTGTTTCCACTCCTGCGACCTTATTGAGAGCAGGGAAGATTATATGTCCGTCCTGTTCCCAATCAAGCACACGAACGGGGAGCTGTTTGCCCTGTGGAATATCTCCGCCGTCAAGATACCAAGTTGCCCTGTCAAGTGCCTTTTGGTAATTTTCGGGAATTTCCTTGTAAAGGCACTCGACACACACTCGGCATTTTTCAAAATCGTTCAGATCATCGTCTGCATAGGCTTTGAAAATCAGCAGAGCAACACGGAAGTCGGAATTGATTTCGTAGTTTCTGCCGTCAACCTCAAGGCTTTTCGGCAGTAATTCAATCACTTTTTCACCTGTGAAGTGTATTTGCCAACTTTCTTATTGGAAATTTTCTGTGCCGATTCAAAATCAGCCTGCACAACAGGAATAAGCACTTCAAGGAAGTTTTCAAAAATCGACTTACCGCCCGCAAGCGAAAGACAGTTAATTTCACCAAAGGCAACCGTGCAGACATCCGAACCGAAAATGTAGTTAATCTGTTCTCTGATGTCCTTGTCGCACTCGGTGATAAGCTGAATTGCGTCTGTGTTTTCAGCTTTTTCAGCGTTTTCATACTTCTTCTGAATCTGCTCAATATTCTTGACTGCCTCGTTGAGCCTTGCAAGAATGCCCACATCCGCGGTGTTGATACGGATTACTGCGTTTTCGTCATCGCCAATCTGATACTCCTTGTAACCTCTGTCAAAAACAAGTTTCTGCATAAATCAATCCCTCCCCAAAGATTAAACCGTTGCGGTAAAGGTCGGCACTTTCTTCTCAATTGTAGCCGTACCCTGCTGTCTGTCGCCGTTAAATGCGATGTTGAACGGAATGTTCACACCGCCCTGAGCACCGCCGTAGGACTGTGGCTTTACGATACAGGTTTCAGTCCAAGCGTCATACGGACCTGTCTTCTTATCAACAAGAACTTCAAGAATTGCAGTCTTGCAGTCGTCACCTGTAAGGCGGTTCATTGCAATATCCTTAATCTTTTCATAGATTGCATCGCCTGTATTTGCGTAATAAGTGTCTGCGTCAATTGACGGTTCATAGCCGTTATCGTTTACAACCGTTTCATCAAGAATGTTCTTGACTGTTTCTGTGTCGGGGTTGAGTTCAACGGACATATCTTCAATATCTCTGCCAATCAAAAACCACTTAGGGGTTTCGCCACCAAACGAAGCGTCAATGTAGTGCATAAGATAACTTCTTTTGAGTTTACCGATATCGGGTGTTGTTGCCATAATTAAAATTCCTCACTTTCAATTTTGTAATCTGCGGTAATCTGTAACTGATACATTACATTATCAATTAAATTGCTGTCGGGTATGTCATAAAGCATACCGTTTGAACAGGTTATTTTTGTGAGCGTACCTGCAAGCTCATTGTCGCCAACCGTTACGGTCACCGTTTGCCCTTTTGCCTGTTTTTCAAGCCACAGCTGTAACTCGTTAATAAGTCCGCTGTTGGCAAGGCGGTCATAGTCATTAACCGACTGATAAACAGCGTACAAGATGAATGTGTGCTGTCGCTCCTGATTGCCGAGAACATCGGATTTAATCAGTGTGTCGCCTGTCGGAGATAAGCCGTAGCTGTCGGTGTCAGGGGTTGTGTAGTCAATGTGCAGAACATCGTTCAGCTTTGGAAAGCTCATCACAATGCTCTGCATAAGTTCAATTATGTTCATTCTGCCGTGCCTCCTGCCACTTTAGCAGCACCCTGTAAAATCTCTTTTTTATGGTCGGCTTTCATTCGTTCAAACCACATCTTGCCGGCAAGAGGGTGCTTTGCCCGAGAATAAACAAGCATTTTACCTGTGGGGTGTTTCTTCTGTCCTTTAGGGCTGAAATAGCCCACAATAGCACCGTTTTCCTTAATCGGGATATTAGGACCGTAAACCTTGCCGTAGTAGAGATACCTCGCATACGGTGTGTTCTGATGAATTTCGCCCGAGCCTATAACCGTTGAGAGGGTTGCCGACTTTTCAAGCACGCCGTTTCTGAACGGTGTATAGGGTTTCATCAATCGTAAAACCGTGCTGTCAACATACTTTTGCACCTTTAACACATCAGCATTTTTGCGGACTGCAAACTTTTTATCCCAGAGGAAACCTGCCGTACCGTTTTTTGACTTGATGACAAAATCGGGCGGTTGAACAATCTTCATGCAATCACCTCGCCGAAATTTTGATGTGCTGTAAATCGGTTACGCCATAAAGCTTTTCATCAATCGACATAACCGCATAGCACCTGTGTTTTTGCTTTAGCGTTTTAAGGCTCTGTGACACGCTCTGGGGGTTTGAATTATCAAAGGTAAAATTACTCTCGCCCTTAATAATAATGTCCTGTGCGCTGTTCTGAGGGGTGCATAGCTGACCTGCAAAAAGGTTTTCGCTCGGCTTTAAAAAGCCGGGCAAAAGCCCTGCGGATTCAATCGGGATATACACCGTCACGCTGTCAGCGTTCTGCATTCCGCTTTTAAGCACATTGCGAGCCTTGTTCTCCTGCCAATGACATTCGGGAACGAAATATCGGTCATAGCCTGAGCCGTTGAATCTGTAGATTGTACAGGAGCTTTCAGGGGTAATAATCATCTGCGACCACCTCTGTACAGTAAATCGGTGTCGGCAAGATACTTGTAAATTGTGTGTCTGACAGCCTTTTTATGGGCGGTTTTACGCTCTTCTTCGGACACATAGCTTACGGATTCATCACCGACGCTTGCAGATGAAATTCCTGAATTTGCGGACTGCTTTTCATCGTTATATACAAGCTCTGCAAGCTCACAACAGCAGAGTTTTACGCTTTCGGGAATATTGTTCCCGTCAACATTTTCGCCTGTGTATGCCTTAATGAGCAGGGTTGCAGAGCGTGCATAATAATCAAAGGCGGAAACAATGACCGCCTTTCTGCCACAGAGATATTCAGAGATGTAATAGCCTTCATCGGCATAAGCGGTCATAGTAACACTCCTTTAAGCCTCTACGGCTGAATGGCAGTAGATACCTGCCTTTTTATTCGCATAAACATCGGCAATACCGACCATACGATAACCAAACTTCCAACCGTCAGAACTCTGATTAACTGACGGCTCAATAACCTTTGTGTCAAGGTGCTTTGTGAACTGAATCGGAGCAGAGCCGTGAATAATCATAAAGTTGATATTCTTGCCCGAAGTCGCCTTTTTGTAACCGCCTTTTTCCTTGCTTGAGGATATGCCGTCAAGCTGTTCAATTGCTGTATAGAATCTTGACTGCGGCACAAGTGTGGTATCTGCAAAACGGCTGAGAACCTCCCTTGACTTTGTTGTGTCAAGGTCCTGCACAAGACCGTAAAGCGGTGATGTGATGAAAAGGTGTCTGTTCTCGAAAGGAACTTCGTCCTCATCCATTTTTGTTGAGGCTGTGCGGAGAGCCTTTACAACCTCTTCGCCTGTTGTGAGAGTTGCACTCACGGAAGAAATACCGCTTGTACCGGCATACTTTGCAAAGCGGAAAGCGTCAAGCTCGGGAACAACCTTTGTGCGGATAAACTCGCCCGAAAGTCTGCCGAATGCAATGCCTGCCGTTTCTGCGTTGTCCATTGTGTCAACCGTGAACATTCTGCCACGGTCAAAGTTACATTTCACGGTTTCGTTCGTAAGCTCAACATCACCGTCAACATAACCGCTGTTGCGTGAGTAGTCTGCAAGACCGTCCATTGTGAGCATCGGAATGATAAGCTCGTTTGCGTTAGCGCCCTGTGTTGCAAGGTCTGACGCACCGTCAATTTTGCTTGTGAGTGCCGACTGCTTATAGACCTCATCAAGCAACGCTGTGTACTGTTTAAAAAGTGCAATTGTGTTTGCCATAATAAAATCACCTCATAGATTTAATAAAATTATTTCTTTTCGGCAGAAAGTCCCATAGCCGCACGCATTGACGCAAGCGGATTTGAGCCTGTACCGCCGTTACCTGTATCGGTTGCACCGACAGGATTCTGAAAAGGCTCGTCAGAACCGAACATATAGCCGTTTTCGGACTTAACCTGTTTGAGAGCCTTTTTGATGTCATCTGCCTGATTTTTAGATGTTTTCAGGTTTTCAAGGTCAAGCAGAGCCTTGACAGCCTTTGAGTTTCTTGCACCGCTTTCCGAAATTGCACCGTCAAGCACTGAGTTAAATTCCATATCCGCAATCCTTGTCTGATACTCCTTCTCTTTGGTTGCAAGATCGCCGTTGAGCTTTTTGATTTCGCCCTTGAGCTCGTCCACATTGACACCCTCAAACTTTTTGAGTGCAGTCTGTGCAGTTTCAAGCTGTGACTTGTAGTTGTCCCTTGATGTGCGGAGCTTTTCAACCTCTGACACGGTTTTGTAATTATCCGCAAAGGCTTTTTCAAAGTCTACCTTTTTATCTTCGGGAACTGTAAAGCCGATTTCGGAGAGAAGTGTGTGTATATTCTTCATAGTAAATCCTTTCTGCATAGCTTGTATTCCGCTTTGCCTGCGGTAGAAATTCAGCCGTTATAACCTACGGTAGGGTAAAATAAAAGCACCTATGCAATCAAATGCAAGGGCGCTTAATCTGCTTTTTCTGTTTTAACTGCTTTGGCTCTCGGCTTTTTGGGAGCGTCAGGCTTGACCTCTTCTGCAAAACCACCGTCAATAAGTTCCTTTGCTCTCTGCTCGGAGCATTCAAAAACTTCATTCACAGGTCGTGTTGCATAGCCGTTCTGCCTGTCATTAAATGCTGTTGTTACTCTGATTTTCATTCTGTCACCACCTTTCTAAACTGGTCGAAATCGACGGGTTTAACTGTTAATCTTTACTCTTAAATGTAATCGGCAAAATCTGTTTAGGCAGGAAGTTAATTTCATAACGGTATTTGTCCACTTCTGCACCGCTTATGTCCTCTACAACATACATAGTTTCATCATTAAGACCTATGATATGCTTTTTGTATTCACCCTTGCCCGTTTCGCAGACAACCTCAATTTGGTTATCGCCATTATCGACATGTAATGAAAAAGCGGCAACAAGTTCAAATGACGGCTTATCGGTTCTTGTGTTAATAACCGTAAGCCTGCGTATCACATTGAAATTGTCTGCTTCCTGCGAAACATTGTGCGATACCTGCGTTGCCTCGGTACAGCCCACAGTAACTAGTACGGTTGTTGCAATCATAACTACCATAAGTACAATTGCTAAAATTCTTTTTCTCATAGTATCAAACCTTTCTTTGATTAATAATAAAAAAGCACTCTGATTTCTCAAAGTGCTGATTTGATGTGTTTAGTTCTGTTACGGCAAGTTGCAGGCAAGTTAAATAATGCCGTAAACAAGCCGTTTTTCTTACTTTGAACATATTCTCGGCAAGTTAAAGATACAACAAAACCGCCCTTTTTACGGAGCGGTTAGATAAATGGGCCATTGCTAATATAGCCGTCTTCTATTAAGCTTTTAAATATATGAGCTTGTTCTTTTTCAAAAGCAGTCAGGCTTTCAGAAAAACCTATTAATTTGTACCTATGTTGTCCATTAACTACATACGGTTCAAAAATTCCAATTCCAGAAGAGAAAAAAGGTTTCTTAATAAGATTAAGGTATTTTTTATATTCAACAACTACTGATTTTGGTGCATTATCGTTTATCAAAAATGCACATCCGTATTGAATAGTACCTGTATTATCAATAGCGTATTTTGCACTATGATAAAACCAATCAACGGGATTATCTATCATTGTTCAACCACCTTTAATGTCATAAATCGTTCAGTCTTTTTTTCGTAATTACCTTTATAATCTTTTACAGTTATCTCTCGTTCTCCAGCGTCAACAACTTCATATGTTGTATTCTTATCAATCAAAAATTCGAATTCAGCAGGACTATCAGAAATTTTGTATAGATAAGCTCCCTTAGTTTCCTTTGGTGCAATAATTTCCAGAGTAGTTCTCGTTGGCTTATCAATTCCACCAAATGCTAACTGTGTATCAGAACACAAGGTTGTGCTGGTAAATCCCTTCTCAGTAAATTTTTTACCAACCATTTTACGCATATCTTCAACCGATGAAGTCGCATTCGTAATAAAATCCACATTCCCCACGGACCGTTTTAATTTTAAAGGTTCGTTCAGCTTGAATTTCGATAGTTCTTTTGATATCTCATCACCAACACCATTAAGGCTACTCACATACTTTTCACCATAGCGTTTTTTAACCTTTTCAAGAGACTCTCCACCTCTTTCAAGAGCGTTGATAATGTCGTAATCACCACCTGTATATCGGTAAATAGAAGGGTTATCATCTCGACTGAACGATACATCTTTATTTAGTTCATAATAATCATTCTGCCAATTTTCAAATTCTTCAACATTACTCAAAGACAGTTGTTTTGTTTCTTTAATTATATCATTATTTTCTGCCTTTTCAACAGTTTTTTTCTGAACATCTGATTTCTGACTTGTGCCTGTATCTATTTTTTTACTCTTTTTCTTTGCTTTTTTTGCTTTATCGTGCCACTCATCGGCTCGGGTTTGGGCAATGCGTTTATTGTCCTCGTCAAGACTGTATTCGGCACGGTGGTCAAAGCGTTCTGCCTTTTTCGGGAGTTTTGAGCCTAAAGCATTTTTGCCGTCAACAGTTACTCTTTCCCATTGCTGAGGGAGGTTCATTGCTTTGGAAAACTTTACATATTCGTCCTGCCTTTGAAAATATCTGACCTTTGCGCCTGTGATTGTGTCATAGTCTGCACCGCCCTGTGTGAGCAGTTCAATCTTCTGTCGGTCGGCACGCATTGCAGTTTCAAGCCGTCTTTGCCTCTGCTGTGCCTCATATGCCGTGTACTCTTTGCCGTTATACTCTTTCGGGGTGTTCTCCTCCTCGTTCATACGATCAAGTTCTTCTTCGCTGTATGTCGGAGTATCAATGCCCTTGATGAACGGCGAATAGCTGTGATAGCAATTCGCACCGCAAAGACCTGTGACCGTTCCCAATCCACAGACTGTTTCAAGCTTCTTTTTGCTGTACACTCTGCCCTGCCACACCTGATGTGTCGGTCTTGCACCACGGTGATAGCTGACCTCGAAATATTCCGTGCCGAGCTGTTCGGCGTTGTCCTCGTTGACCTTTGCGACAACCTGATTAAAGCCTGTCATCAACGCCCTGCGTGCCGCCACATCAACACGATTGCTCCAACCGCTCGCATAATCAACGGTACGCAATCCGCTGTCGGTCATAGCTTTAACCGCTTTTTTAAGGGCCGTGTTATAATCAACCGCACCGCTTGCAATCTGCATAAGTCCGTTGTCAAGAGTGCTTTGGTAAAAGTCCGCAAGCGGAGTAAATGACAGCGTATTGTCGGCATTTCTCACGGCGAATCCAAGTGAGCCTGTAATGTTCCTGTACTCCGATTTTGTCTGATTTTTGACCGCCTTTACAAGTTGTTGCAACTGTTTATTTTCTGCATAAGGAATATACTCTTTGTCCTTGCTTGTATAAAGCTCCTCATTTCTTGCATATCCCAATTTCACGACTTCGTCATAGATTCTGTCGATTTCATCGTCAGACACATCGAGCGTGCTTTGAATAAGGCTGTCTATTTCATCCTTACTCACGCCCAATTCATACAAGCGGTTTATCTGCCAATCGGCGGCAGAGGTTATCTCCTCACCGTTAGCTTTCAAACGCTCCGTAAGGTCGGACATAATATTTAACTGTAAACTGCGGTACAGTTGTTCCATAGCCGAGGGCAAAGCCTCAATTTCAGTCGGAGTGAACATTATTCGATAACCTCAGAGGACTGCGGAAGATTCTTTTTCGCTGTCTTTTCGTCCTCTCCATACCACTTCATACGGTACTCATCAGGTCGCATAATACCAAGGTTTAAGTCCTGAATATCCTGCTTGCGTTCGGTTTCTTCATCGGTCAGAATACTGTCCTTGAAATCGCATACAAACGAATAACCGCTTGTTGTCAGCGAATTGTAAAAGGCAAGAGCATACACCAAGTCATCAAGGCAATAGCGAAGCTGTTTCTGAATTGCCGACACGGTGTTGTACTTTCTGTCCTTTGCCGACTTAATCTCCGTAGCAGTCTTTGCAACTGTTTCGGGGTTTGAAAGGTCACCGTATGCAAGACCGACCGCAAACTCAATCATACGCAGATATGTATTCAAGCCGTCCGTAATGTCGGACTGTCTGAATGCAGGCGAAAAGTCCTTGAACAGTTCTTCGTCGCCCAAATTCACATCAACGGCACGGTACAAACGCCTGTTAAGTCTGTCGGCTTTGCCGTCCTTTAATGCGGCAGAATCAACATGAATCGCACGCTCTCCGCTTTCAAATTCCCAGTCAAGCCGTCCGAACTGCATATCGGCTTTCTGAATGATTTCAAGTCCGCTGTCAAAAATCGACATACCGCATGATGAGCCGTCAACCGTGTTTTTAATCGGTGTGCGAAAATAACCGAACGCAGGTCTTTTCATATCGGGGTATGTGACCGCAGGCGGTAAGTCTGCCCACTCGTCAATGACAGCAAGAGGAATTTCAGTACCGAGAACCTCGGATGATGACGAACGGTAAGCCGTGTTAGTAACAGTCAAGCCCTTGTCCTTATCAAGGCTGTGATATTCAAGCCTTGTGTAGTAGTTGTCACCGATTTTCTTAAATTCGGGGAAGATGACCTTTACAAGCCTGTGCTTTGCGTCAAACTCAATCGGCACAAAAGCATTTGCCGAGATATATTGTACCCTGTCACCGCCCAAAGGCTTGATGACCATTGCGCCTGTCGCAAGACCTGACTGTAACTCCGAATTAAGCTCCTCGGTTGCAGTTTCAAACAATTTTGACAGCGTTTCATTTGAGATGTTCACCGTCATTTCGTTAAGCGTAATATTAGCAAACTCCCTTGTGATTGACTGCTCAAGCCTCAAACTGATGACATTTTCATCAAGCCACGGAGCTTTGCCGACATAGCAGTTTTGCCATACGCCGATAGCCTTTTGCATTTCTGCTGTAATCGCAAGCCGTAAATTAAGCGCCTGCCGAATATTTTCAAGCGGAAACATTCGTCTCCACACTCCCTTCAAAAAATCTATAAGTCCCATTATTCACCTCTGCGTTTCCATACTCTGTTCATTGCATATCTGACAGCGTCAATATGGTGGTTGTCCTTATCGGGATAACCGCTGATAACGTTGCCGTCCTTGTCACGCTCGTATTCATAGTCGAGAAACTCCTGTGCAGTATGCGGACAGCGTGTGTTATCAATCACAATCTCCCGTAAAGACTGCAACCACTTCATCGAGTAAACAACCGAACCGGGTCCTTTTTCTGCCGAACGAGCCATTAAACCGTCAGCCCTGTAATCGCCGACTGACTTCTGTTCTGCACTGTCGCAAGTGATTAAATCATTGCTTGTAACTCCGTGCTTAGTTCTGAGCAATTCGGCTGTTTCCCTGTTGCTTTTTTTGTTGCAATGTTCCTCATCAAAAATAATGAGCTTGTGTTGACTTGGAATATAAGTCATACAATCATAGGCAAACGGATCAGGATACCAGCCCCAGTCAACTCCTCTGTAAAATCTGTCAAAGGTCTGAATTTCGTCATCTGTGACCTCACGAATAACAACATTATCAAATACATTACCGCCTGTGCCGTTAGCAATGCCCATATACTCGTTTTCATAGGCGGTAGGGTTTGTTTCTTTCAGGAACTCTGCGTCATCTATAAACGGCTTTCCGAGCCATTTTGACGGTACTGTAAGGTATGTACTCTCAATAACAAGCCTGTCTTGACGGGGGATTTTAACATACTTGTTCGCCCAGTTCTGTGCAGATTTCGGAGGGTTGAACGATTTAAATTTAAAAGCCGTGTCACCGCCGCGAATCACCGACTGTTCAATCTTTCTGACAGCTTCCTCGCCCGTGAACTGGTCAAGTTCTTCAAACCACACAACGCCGATATAGCCGAACGGTACTTTGATTGATTTAATCTTGCCCGGATCATCTGCTCCACGGAAGTATATTTTCTGTCCTGTGCTTACCCTCGTGATTTCGAGAGGTGACACGGTGCAGTTAAACTCGCTTTCAAGACCGAGAGCAGAGATTGACCACAAAATCTGCTGATACACCGAACTGCGCAGAGTGTCGGCTACCTGACGAAAAATACAGGCGTGCATATCCTCGTTCTTCATAAGCAAATCAATAACATTCAGACTAACGAAAGACGATTTTGTTGAACCTCTTCCGCCGGGGAAGACATATTCCGAATGTTCTTTACCCTCAATATCAAAAAGCACCGACGAAAACGACGGTGCAACCATATTAGCTGGGATTCCTTTGTATTCCGAACCGTCACTCTTTGGCGGTTCAGCCTTTTTGCGTTCAATGTCGAGATAGGCATTGTCGAGCTTGATTTTATGATTTTCAAAAACATTGTCACGGATAATATTCCTTAATTCCTTAATAGAATTAACATCACCTGTTTTAGCCTTTTTGAGAAGTGCCGCATTTACAACGAGCAAATTATTGACCAAATCTTCGTCAATCTCATCAACATTAATTCCCATATCAATAAGCATTTCCCAGTCGGCAGGAGTGTTGGCAGGCAACGAAAGTAACATATCCATAACCTGTTTCATACTCTTTTTACGGCGGCGTGACTTGCCCGAAGCCTTACCGCCCTTTGCTCCGTTTTTTACGGCTTCATCACGGCTTTGGTCAGATGTAAACGGTATTAAATTTTTCTCATTGGGCAATCACCTCACCTCTTTTATCTAATTTTCCCTCACAACACAAAACCGCCCTCAAACGAGAGCGGTCTGTGCAATTTTTATCTTAGGAGAGTTTTACATATGTCCTGTTTGTCAAACTTTCATAATACCATTATACGCAGGGTAAGGGTGACATTCAATGACATTTCAAAATAATTTTACGAGAAATCGAACTTTTTTCGGAACGCCTGTAACGCCTCGCCGTGCAATCTCAGGGTATGCCTTACGCTCATTTCCATACTCTCGGCAATATCCTCCCACCTCTGACAATTTATGTAATACTCGGTCAAAATTGCAATGTAACGGTAATCGTCAAGTGCGTTGATTTTACTGCGGATTTCAGTTTTCAACCGCACAAGATTGTCAATTTCCCGATTGATTTCAGCCTGAAGGTCTGCAATCCTGTCAACAATCCGCATAGGGTCATTCACTCCCGATGTCTTAACAGGCTCGTTCTGCTTAACTGATACCTGTGCAATATTCAGCCTAAGTTTCGACAGCTCGTGTTCTTTCGTTCTGATCAGCTTATCCGAAACCCTGACCGAATATAAATAATCTTTAACCGTCAATCCGTATCACGCTCCTCCTCGTCAAGCATACCAAGTTCCTGCGCCAACGCAACAACAGCGTTTACAATCAAATGCAAATCCTTGCCTTTAATATCGCACATACGATATCTGACTTTGATAGTTTCTTCTTCGTTGTCGATTTCATCAAAACCAACAACTACACCTTTATTTAAGGTTTCTATTTCGCCGTTATCGTAATTAACGGTAATATTTTTAATGCCTCTCATTCTTCTACCTCACTTTCCTCAATAGGAACAGGCTGATTCCAACAACTATAACAACTAATATACAAGTCCCCTTTTTTTGTTTTTGCACAACCCGAAACAGCTCCTAATTTTTTTAGGCAAACCTTTGGTACTCCGTGATCAAGCTCTGCGTTCGGATAATTCTTCAAGAACTCACTCAAATAAGTCCTCTGCGGATTCTCATCGCTCCATTTTTGAACGATTGCAATTGCCTTTTCAGGGTAATGGAGCATAAACTCATTGCAACCGCAATATGTACCGTTGTTTTCATAAGACAGTAGGCAAGATGTACCACATTCAGAGCCATTGATTATAGAATGACACATTCTGTCATTTTCTTTTAAAAAATTAACGGTTTTAGAACAATCAATCATTTTTTGACTTCCTTTTCTAATCCTTTTTCATCGATACTGTATCCTGCCAGTTCAGCTACATATGACTTAATATCCTTGAGTTCTGATAAGATAGCCTCTGCTGTTGATACTGTGCTTTTCACTGTCGGCTTTTTCTCATTGACTCTTGAGTTCCATATACTTTCAGCAAGCAGAAGTGCGTTTGTAGATTTTTCATTTTTATATGAGAAAGTGAAATTACAAGCTTTACACACAATGTCAATTCTGCTCAAAACGGGATCATACCCATAACATAAGTCCGTGCCACCACAAAACGGACAACCCTTCTGTAAGTTTAAAATTGGTTTTTTTCTCTTTACTCATTTAATTCACCTCGATTTCTGCGTTCAGATAACTACCGCTGTCAATTTCATCTCTTAATTTCTGCCCGTAATCAATGCCGTTGTTTTTCAAAGCCATAACCTTGTCAAACTCTTTGTGCATTTTTATTGAGGCATACTCAACATTGTTTTTGTATTCCTCGGTAAATTCTTCTGCCCCATCTTTAACATTTGCAATATATCTCAGGGCTTCAAGATTTAATTTATAAAGTCGCTTTGCTCCGAATCCGAAATGGCGACTCAATATTATGGAAGCAAGTTCCAGCCCGTAACCGATACCGGTATCAAACATTTCACCACGAATACGATCTTCGTGCTGTTTACTTCTTAATTTCCAGTTGCTTTTCATTTATCACAACTCCTATTTATATTTCTTTTTGTTTATCATACAAACATATCCACCCCAAAGGGACCTGCCTAACATACGGACACTTTTTACAACAATAGACACATATGTATAAGCCTTTTTTTGAATATGGGCATTTCCGTATGCTACACGGATGATATTCGTGTTTACACTTTCGACAAACCTGCAATTTCATAATCAATCACCCAATTGCAGATATTTTTCAATTGTCTGCTTTGCTGATGTACTGCCATAACATACCTTTACGGCGTATCCGCACCGCGAAAGATTCTGCAACCATTTATCCTGATGTTCAGAAGTCTTATTGTTGCCGACTTTAAGCTCAATATATAAGCCGTGATATTTACCTTTTGGCACAGCAAGGCATAAATCTGGAACACCTGCCCTAACTCCTTGCCTTTTAAGATGTGCGGCTTCGGCTTTATCTCTTCTGCCACCATTTGGAACAGCGTACAGCATTGAAAGTTCAGGATGTATTTTCATTTGCACACATTTATCCACCCATTTAATGAGTTTACATTGCTCCTGTGCTTCAGACATCATTTTCATTTCCTCTCGTAAAACGGTAATTCTTATTTTTATCGGCTTTAATAAAAATTTTCGGATTAGCCATTTCTGAAATTCTACTGCCTAAAGCCTCATCAATCTGCGAAATCTGTTCAAGTGATAATTCAGATGTTATGATAGTCGGCAATCCTTCATTGTATCTGTAATTGATAATCTTAAATGTAGCATTGACATCAGCTGTTGAGACAAAATCGCCCCTGCGAGTTTTAAAGAAATCATCAATGTAAAGAATTTCCGCTTGCTTATATGAATTTATGAGAGCTTCATACACCTCTAAATTACTCGATGCCTGCTTGATTTTGGTAATATCATCCTGCCAAAGCATATATTTAGGTGCTTTGCCTTTTTTGAGTAATGCTCCGACAATAGCCGTACATATATGTGTCTTTCCACAACCGGGCTGACCGCCGAAGAAGAACCAATCAGAGCATTTGTCAATGTACTCATATGCTTTATCTTTCACATATTTCTGCCAATCTGAGGTTGTCTTGTAACTTTCAAAAGTATATCGTTTAAAAAGTTTTTGAAGACCGCTGTTCTGCATTCTGTGAAGTTCATCTCGAATTTTCATACAATCACATTTGCAAGCAACCACATCATATGTAACCTGCCCGAAAGGCGTTTCGCCTGCCTTTACACGGTAAATATAGCCTCGGTTCATACATTTCTCGCACTCATAGCCAATGAGCTTACCGGGTGTTGAGTTAAACACTTTTGCTTCTTGTTCGGCTCTTTCTCTCGGAGTGAGTTCTTTAGAAGACTTTCTCGCCCGTTGGATAATTTCCTCCGCTCGCTGTGGTGACATTATTCTTGACATTATCGCTTGGATTGAATCCATATCCTACACCTCCTCTGTCTTGGACCTTATTAAGCCATTTAGTAATGAACCCTTTAATGCCGGTTCTTGTTTTTCTCCTGCTCGGATTAGCTTCGAGCCACCCCAACATCGAACGCAATTGTTGTTCTACATCAACAGCAGGATACAAAATTTTGTAGTGCTGAACATCAGATTTTGAAACTGGATAATTACTCTTATCGTTCAAAGGTAATGTAATAAAAATATTTTCACCGGCGGTGTCGGCTGCATTTGCAGACGGCATCGCATAATAATTATTTCTATTTACTTTACTTTCCTTTACTTTACTTTTCTTTGTGTCGTTCTCGGAGAGATTATGTTCATTCTCGGAGAGATTATGCTCATTTTCAGGTATAACTATATAAGCCTTTGTTTCTTCCGTTTTCAAAAGCCAATATAATCTATTTATTGTGCGACCTCGCACGGAGCGTTTTTCGATAGCGTACATATATCGTTCTTGCATCATTTTGTTGGTCAGTATGCTCTCCCTATCAAACAGCCCGTTATCAAACAGCCCAATTCGTAAGCAAAGCTTAACTACCTGATTTACCGTATCTGATTTAATTCCACCGCTCATTCGTTTCGCTATCGTGGCAGCACTGGTTTCTTCTCGCCACTCATAATAGTAACCATTTGTTGCATAAGCTTTGGTACAAATCCAAAAAAATACTCCAAAGCCGTCCCAACCCTGTGCATCAATAAGCACATCAAATCTCTCATCATCATCGAACAAGTGAACATCCCAAGCCGCAAAGTCAAGCCCTCGCTTTGGTTGTCCAGCCATTCACTGTATCACCTCTTTCTTTTTGTATTAAGTTTCAGCTTTGTACAAAGATATTCATCAAGCTCTATACCGTAGATTTTGTACTTATCAAACAGCTCTTTTTCGTGCCGATGTGCTTCATCGTGGTGCTTTCTGCAAAGGCATATAGCTTTTAATCCTATATGTACAATCTGTTCCCTATCTCGCCCCATACCAATTCTGTCAACATGATGAACTTCACCTGTTGCATTGCATATTGCACACTTACGATTTTCAAGACAACTGTACAAGTATCTGCCTATATCATCTGTAACATTAAGCAGAGTATCTCTTGTTCCGATATTTTGGTAGAAACAAAAATCTATCAGATAGCTTATGAAATCTCTTGCTACGCTTTTTTCGCAATCAGACAGCGAAAAGTATTCAATGCCAAATTCACCGCAAAAATTAAACTTCAAATATTCTTTAATCCATTCGGGATTATCTCCACACCAAAATGCTATATCTCTGATGATTGCGTATATTTTTCTTCGCTGTTCGGCAGAAATCGTGCGTCCGTCAACAATTCTGAGTTCAATTTCATGTACTTGTTTCTGTGCAAGTTCTCTGCCGATACGCTCATGCGGTCTTACTATTAAGTTATATCCGTCATAAGATACTATGTTCGCTGATGTAATCATACTAAGTCCTCGTGTTGGTGCATATAAACGAAGAAACTGTTATTACCCATATTTTGATACAACCATTCATCGCACTTTTCTTTGCTCAAATGTGTACGAAGAACTCTATCTTCGTACACATATTGACCTTTCAATCGTTTATCTTTTATTCGATTAAGTAATTCTGTTTTTGAGTAGTTAGCTTCTACAAGATACAAATCGTAGTTCTTAGCTGTTATATGAGCGATTTCCGATGTATCAGTTGCGTATATAACTTTATATATTCCCTGTTGAGTGTTGAAGTGTAACTTCCAGCCGATATTAGGAACATCATGCCGAAGTGGTACTGCTGAAAAAGTAATATTGCTGATTGAGTACCATTTATCCTGAGCGACTATGAAAGAATTGTATTGAAAGGAGGTATCACCTAATAAAAAAAGCTTTTTGCAAAGATAATTGGGGTAAATTATCCGAATACAAGGGTGTTCGGACAGCAGTCGCTTTAGAGTAGCAACATTACAATGGTCTCCGTGTTGATGAGTTAAAAAAACATATTTAACTCGGTCAACCACTTCACACTCAACAAGTTTGCTGAACGGCACTCCGCAGTCAATCAAGACCTGACCGTCAAGAAAGACTGCGTTGCCCTTAGAGCCTGTACTGATTATCTCAACATCAATCATCTCACTCTGCAAGATCATCGATTGAGAATGCTTCATCGGAATCAATCTGCTGTTCAGATGATTCCGGTAATGGGGCATCTGACGGTACATCTGCGTCAATCATTGTATTCGTTTCATAATCGGGAGTACCGTCGGCATTGATTATATGATTGTCAGCTTCATACGCTGTCTGCATTTCAACACTCATAACGCCCCATTTGCTGATAAGCTGTCTGAGCATTGTTTTCTTAGCCATCGCATCAAAATCCTTTGCCCAAAATGTATAGCTTGTACCCTTCTTGATATCATTTGCATATCCAGCTGAATACTTCATAGCGTGCTGTTTCATCTTATCCTTACTCCAGTAAAGAGCTTTCTCAAAGCCGTTTACATAGCGAAAATAAGCATAATATCCGATTGTTTCAGCTGTTTCACGCTCTGTTTCATCTTCAGTCATTTTGATTGTAATTTCTTCTGTGAGCGGATCCCAATTAAGAAGTTCTCCCTCTTTGATTTCCACCACATTAAGTCTTTTATACTGTCCTGAACGGATAGCAAGCTGAATATAGCCACGATAACCAAGAACGAATGTTGCTGTTGTACGATTGTTCTTACGGTCCTTAAACGGAACCATGTAATACTGCCCGAGCTGTGGTGATGGTGGCAAGCCGAGCGAATGTCCGCAAAGTGCCGCTGAAAGAATTGTTCCTGCATCACATTCTTCGAGTGCCGGATTGGTACTCACTACTGAGGTAATAGCCGCCGTGAACTTTTGGATTTCCTTCGGGTCTTTCATTGAGTTTGAAAGACTTTTCTGAAAAGCCTGTGTCTGGAGCATTGACGAAAACTTCGGCTTTCTCTGCTGAATCTGATTGTTTTGATTATTATAATTACTCATAGCGCAATCCCCTTTCGTTGATTAACTGCTTAACAGTGAGTGCAAAATCTTTAAGCTGTGATTTTGTACCGTAAACCTTGAATGACAATGACAGAACTTTTTCATCTTGCTGTGGCTGTTCTGATATTTCTTCAACCGGAGGAGCAACTTCTTCAGGCACATTTGCAACAAACGGTTCATATTCGTCAAGAGTGTTGCTCACAGCCTGCTCGGCTTTTTCACGCTCTGCTCTTTCGGCTTCTGCCCTTGCTTTTTCTTCTTCAATAGCCTTGTACCTCTCGGTTACGGAAGTTATTGCAACCGATACATTCAAAGACCGCTTATACTCGTACAGGATTTCGTCCTTGTGCTCCTGCGTTGCGATAAGCTTTAAGTCATCCATAATCTTGTCAAGGTTAGATTTTATAGTTTCTTTAAGCTTTTTGAGAGATACGCTCATAGTAATGTTTAAACTAACTTGCTCATATGCCACAAAATCAATACCGAGTGATTTTGAATACTCATCAAAATAGCTTTTTGATTTTTCGTACTTTTCCTGTTTAAGACCCTGCTCAATGGTGTCAACCTTACCTTTAAGGGCGGAATCAGCTTTCTTATAAGGCAATAACACGCAATCTTTGTAAACTGTTTCAAAAGCCTCATAAGGTGTTATTATTTCCGATTTAACCGCTTTTCGGCGAGTTTCAAATTCCGCAAATTCCTTATTGAGCGATGAACGCAACTTCTTGATTTCCTTGTAGTTTTCGTCTGTACATATCATTTCGCAGGCAGTGTTTACCTTTTTCTCAATTTCAGATTTAACCAGCTTGAGATTCTCGATAATGACAGGAATCTGAGCTACCTGAATTAAATCGGTTGAATCAGGTTCTACATCATTAACTGTTGACAGATTTTTTACTTCTTCCATATCAGCAGTTTCAAGCAAATTAACGGGTTCTGTAATTTTGGTCATTTTATGTTACCTCCTTAATCTATTGACCATTCTTCCTCGGTAATGCCGTGAAAAAGTTCGGCACATTCACGAGAACAGAAAATATCATCATTTGTATCTCTGAAATATGTATAATCATATCTGAGTTCTGCGTTGCACGCTCTGCAATGCCCCATTACCAGTACTTGCGGTGCGTTTGGGCACATCGGATTACACGGAGTGTTTCTGCATACTTCGCACATTTTAATATCTCCTAACTATTGATTTTTCGATTCAATATGATATAATGAGCTTGTTTAAATTTCTTTTTGTTTAATCCCGTGTTGCTGTTCCTAAGCAATGCGGGATTTCTCTTTGCCTGCAAGTTGCATTTCAAACAACGCCTTTGATACTCTTTCAGCTCTGAGTTCTTCCCTGATAAGCTGTTCAAGGTAATAATCCTCAAGGCGTTCACCGTTTGCATCACCAAATCGGCTGATAATAACCGCCAACTTGTTCTTAGCGTGTGCCTTAGCAATTTCAAACTCAGATTCAGTGCATATGTATCCGTTTGAGGATATAAAATCAGTGTAATTCAAAATATTTTCCCACCTTTATATTTGATAAACATTTTGCTAAGGTCCGCAAAATGTTCTTTTCATCAAACAACCTTGTAGTCGTTGGCATTTTCAACCCCCACACATTCAAAGCCGATTGTTTCGGGTTCTGATGATTCATAGGCTTTGAGCTTATTGCGAAGTGTACGGTTTTCGTTGCGATAACCGCTTGATGTCACCAGTTCAAGGGCGAGGTCTGCCCTTGCGTTTCTCAGCTCAATGCTGAGATGTCTGTTCTCTGCTCTGAGGCTCTCATTCTCCTTAAGCAGTTTTCTGCGTGTAAGTAAATCTTTAAATGCCATTTTGTGTCGTTCCTTTCATTGGGTTTGAACCGAGAATATAATTGAGAAACGGTATTCTCGGAATACGGATAGATGTGCCGACTACAATTACATTGAAGCCCAATTTTTCGGGTTCGTCCTTTGCCTGTTCACGCAATTTTTGCGGAGCAACTCCAATAGCCTTTGCGGCGTCCTCAGAAAGCAAATAGAAATCACTGCTATCCATAATTTCTTTGATTTTTTTGTTCATCTGAACTGTGTCCATATAAATCACCTCCTTACTTTACTTTTTCAACCTTGACGCCTTCCTGAATTTCAATTCTCGGAAGGGCAAATTCAATGCACATTCTTGCAAGCTGTGAGATGTAAATTCCTGTCTTGTCTGAAATCTCGTTAAGTTCCTTGAGCGTGTCATTATCGACAACCGCTCTGATCGTGTTGCCCTCTTTAGGCGTCAACGGCTTTACGATTGGTACAATCAATCTGTCTGACATATAAACTCCTCCTAAAAATAAATATTACTCATCATCTGATTTTGGAAAATGATAATGATAGATTGTGTTGCCGTTAATATCAGTTTCAATTGTGCAGTCACCTCTGTAATCGCTTTTCAGCAGATTCATAAATTCTGCGATTTCATCGGGTGTGCCTGTTATCTGCATTGTTATCACCTGCTTTCTGTTTTACCTATCTTGATTTCTACACTCAAAGCCGTTAAGAGCCTGTCGGCATTTTCAAGAGAAATACTCTTTTTGCCTTTTTCCCAATACTGAATAGCTCTTTTAGTAAAGCCCGATTTCTTAGCAAGCTCGCTTTGTGAAAGACCTTATTTATAAATGCAATCGTTTCTTTTATAGATTTTGACATTTCTGCTATGAATGCAGAAAAAATGACAAAGAAAAACTAATTATCCTTATCTGTTGAGAACTTAAAACTAAAATTGAAGAATTCAAGCTGATTGATTGTATCCTGCAATTCGTCAGCTTGTTTTTTTGCCTTTTTTATAAGGCTTTCAAACTCCTGCAAATTTGTAGCCGATATATTAAGCACTCCTTCATTTGAATAGTTGCCTATCATTTTATTTTTCATTTCTTCACCTCATTTATAAAGAGTTTTTGATAAACTCCGTAGCAATACCCGTCATCGTGTCAACACTATCAAGCATACTAATAACGCTGATAACACTGATGATATCAGGGATACTGCAATAGATGTAAAAATCGGGTGTTTCATTAACCGTTCAAGGATAAACACCTTATCTCACCCCCCTTTTAGTGTAATAGTTGCACTTTGTAACATTTTTGAAATAGTCACAAAATTATTTGACAAAACATAAATATTCTTGTATTATCGTTAAAGAAAGTAATATATTTACAGAAAGGAACATATTTATGGATAAACTTTACTTTAGCAATAATGCCGATGAAAATGCTGAAATTGATTTTCAGCAAATGCAATTAAACATTTCCCGTAATTTTGCCCAATTAGCTGAAAAATTGAAACCTATGTATGCTGAATTAGCAAAGGAAATGAGTAAAAATATCGGACACGCACTTACCGAATCGTTAGCAAAACCGCTTGAATCAATGAAGAACGCTTACACATTTTCTCCCGAAGTTGTTAAAACATTTCAAGAGCGTATAAAAGGTTACTGCAAAGAATTTCCAATTCCGCAAAGTGATAAAGAAATATCTGTTCATTTAGATGATAAACAGCTGGAAGTTTTGGAAGCTGTTTATATCCCCGTCAACGATTATTCTAATTCTGAAAAATCTGATAAGAATATTAAAATAATGTCAGTTCAAGCAATATTTATATTGATTTCACTTATAACGACAATAATACAGCTTGTAACGACCACTATTGAAAACAACACAGCGCTTGTCAACAATGATACCGCTCGTGTCGAATACAAAACGGCTGAACTTAACAACGATACAGCTCACACACAGTATGAATTGGCACTTCTTAACGATTCACAAGATGATAAAATCGACACCTTACTTAAAACAGCCAATGAGCTTATAGAGAAGTATAATGAATCTACCTCAGATGAAATTACTTCTTCAAATTAAGACCTGAAATTATAGAACAAAGAAGTTTTGTCAAGTTCTGAATTTCAGCCTGAAGAACTTTGAGTTCTTTATTTTGCCATATAAAAGCAAGACCTACCAAAATAAAGCCAATTGCTCTTGCGGCTACTTCAATTAAATATCCGATATCTGCAGCTCCCATCTTCTCACCTCCTCGGTTAAACTATAAAGCTGAATAGAAACACACTCTATTCAGTTTTTTGTTGGTTTGCATATCTCAATTTGAGATGTTTAGGTTAAAAAAATATGCACTTTTCGCGTATCATCAACGATATTTAAAACCTTACAAATCAAAGTTGCTTCATCAACCGTGAACTTTGTCTTGCCTGAAATCTTCGATGATAGCGTGTTTACCGACATTTCCAGTTTTTCCGCAAGTCTTGCCTGCGTATAACCTGCCTCAACTATTGCTCCTTTGAGCATTTGAGCATTTGTCATTTTCTTCACCTCCTTGCTATCTCATTATTGTGATGATTATATTATATACAAGCAGTCCCTGAAAGTCAACCCTTTTTGAGATATTTTTTAGATTTTTTTGTATTTTCTATTGCAAAATTCAGATTGATATGTTAATATAATGGCAATGAGGCAGGTGTTACACAATGACAGAAGAAATTAGAAATATAGTAAAAAGATTAAAAGACAGTATATTGGATTCAGGCTATTCTTACGCTGAGTTAGAAAAATTAACCGGTATATCTAGATCATCATTGCAAAGATATGCAAATGGAGTTACAGCAAAGATACCAATAGATGCTATTCAGATTATAGCAAAAGCTGTCGGTGTTAAAGCAGAATATATCCTTGGTTGTGACAATACTCCTATGGAAAGAGAAAACAAAGAAGAAGAACAAGCAATCCCACTTCCGCAAACAAATGTATTTATGCGACCTGTGTATGACAGCATTTCGGCAGGGTTCGGAGTGATAGCTCAGGATGTGCCTGTTGACTATATGCCTACATACATCACTTGCCCCTCAGAACAGGATAAATATATATGGATAAATGTTCACGGTGATTCTATGAGCCCTCTGATTGATGACGGCAGTAAAATTCTTATTAAAAAGCAAACTTCCGTTGACAGCGGTCAGATTGCCGCAGTCCTCGTTGATGATGAAGAGGCTGTTGTTAAAAAGGTCCTTTACAACGATAACACCGTTGAGTTGCATTCAGTCAACCCCTACTATCCCCCACGAGTGTTCAAAAATAACGATGTCACCCGTGTTCAAATCCTCGGTCTTGTAAAAGAAGTCAGTAAGGCTCTGCAGTGAGCCCCATACACCGACAGCCACGATCTGCCGATTAAATAGAATAAATAAAAAAAGACCGCTCACAGCTGGCACTATGAGCGGTCAAGTAGGAATAAAAAGTATTCAGTTTTTTCACTCCTAACAAAATTATATAATATATTATCATATTATGTCAATATAAGGAGTGAAATTTATGTCGTTGAAA